CCAATATCCAAAAAATTCTTTTGCAACAATTGATCGAACATCCCCAGTTAAATCGTTTTTGGTAATACCCCCAGCAAAGGTATAGCCACTTCCATAACTACTTGCGTTTTGAAGAACCCAGTTTGACGTGGGGGCCATACCAGTTTCAGCACATGTTGAGAAACCCACCGTATCAAAACTTGGAAATGATGCTGGGTCGTAGTAAGTATTGGAACATCCCGGTTTTCCATATTGAGCACGAGAAACAGTTCTATATCTCGTGCCACAAATACCACAACCTTGAGGTGTTTCAGATAGGTATTCAGTACCAATATTTACAAATCCTGCCCCACCTTGCGAGCAGTTCCGGTTGGTAGTTATGAAGCCACTGGGGGTACTTTGTCCACCGTCATTTGTCCCAATGATTTCGTAGTAATAATTAGTAACTTCTGTAAGTCCAGAAATAACTAAAGAATAATTTTGAGCACCATATTGTGTAAGGACAGTTCCGGTTGTAGATGTAAACGCATCCTTACTATCGGCGGGTCTTGCACGAACTGTAAGTGTTGTTGGTAAGTTCAAACCATCAATAGTGCCAGTAAAAGTTAATTGAGTAAGATTGAGACCGTCGTTAGCACTGGTAACACTAGAAGAAACAATGATAGGTCGACCATTCCAGATCTCAAGCCAACCAGTGTTTTCAGCGTCACGCATAAAAACTTTTTTAGCAGTTTGTGGAGAGCCACCGTTAGTTAAATAACCTCTAACTGAATACCAGTTATTAAAAGTACTACTAGTTGTATATGCCTTGGGGCTATACGAAGAGACGGCTGGCACAGATCACACCTGAATCCAAAGATCATTTGCCTTAGGAGATGAAGGAGCAGTGCCAACGTAGATACTTGGAAGAGTTGTTGTAAGCGCTAAAGACATTGCAGCGTCACCTTTAACTGACACTGTGCCAGTAGCAGCACCACTTACTGTTAATGTGCGGGCTGTAGTCCAAGCAGCGGCTGTTGTGGCTGTGTCGGCATTACCTGTAAGGGCACCAGTAACGTTGGCAGTTACCATTCCAGCGGCAAAGTTTCCACTACCGTCACGTAGGACAAGGTTGCTAGTGCCTGTAGTACCCATTGCTACATACTTAGCCAAGTTTTCCCATGTACCAGAATTATTAAAGTAAAGAGTCGCTTGTCCTGTAGCAGGAGAAGAACCAGTACGAATGTACAGGTCGCCATGTGAACCACCGCTCGGTACAGCAGTTCCAGACTTAGTTACAGCGGAAGGGGAGAAGGTGCGCTTGTCAACGTATGTGCGAGACAAAGTTGATGATTTAAGATCAGAACGAACCGTTACTGCGTACAGTACAACAAATGAGCCTGACGCTGACGTTGGTGGGAACACAGGGAAAGTTGGGTTGGTTGTGCTTGCAGTAGCAGTGCCATCCACAATGTAGAAAGACCATGTACCGCTGTTGTATCGTGCGCATACAAGATCAAAACGGGTTCCACTGCTTGGTGCTGCTGGAATGGTTACAGTCGTTCCTGTAACAGTTCCGTAGACGCCATCAATATAAACTTCAGCACTACTAAGAGTCAGAGTTATGTACTCCGTGGCATGTGTAGCAGCAGCGGTGATTGCACCACCAGAAATAACAAAACTACGTCTGTCACCAAGTAATTGAAAATCAAGAGCGTCTGGCTCTGCCTGCTCAAGAGTTGCAATATCTACACCATAGGCAATGGCGTTAGGAATGGTAAAAGGCATCAGTCACCTTCTTCTGGGGTAACTTCAGACTCCTCAACGAGAGGTACTTCTATTACTTCAGACTCGTTTGGTGTTACGGCAGTTACTTTGCCACGAGTAGCAAGATAGGAATACAGAGAATCAGGGATTACAGCGGTGTCACCACTAGAGAGGGAGTAGTGAGCATCTTCCCATATAATATTAATTTCCTCATGTGCGACAGTATTAACCCCGTCTGCAATAGAGGAGGTAGAATCCTCAGCGGATTTCTTTTTAGCCGACATGGCGCTCCTATTAAATAGTGTCGTAAATGTTTTGGTGAGCCTTTAAATAATCATAAAGGTCACTAGGGATGGTATAAGTTTTACCATCTTCAAAATTGTATGTTTCACGACTCCAGTACATTGTCCATGTACCTTTAACTCGTGCTTTACGTTGTGCGGGGGCACCGGGGGCAACAACAACGGGTTCATCAACCTCGGTGGTGTCGGTAACTTCTTCAACAGATGTCTCAGGCTCTTCAAAGATACTTGAGATTGTTGTCAGGTTTTGTGGTTTTTTAGAAGCCATAATTTTCCTTTAGTAGGGATTAAGTAACACCAGCGGTGTGTGGGGTACTTGGTTTGCACCGTTCCCCCACACTACCACTTTGTGGACTATCAGGAGATAGCGCCACCGAGGGTGTTGATGATTACACGGGACTCGTGGGTGATAACACCGAAGCCCCAGATTGCGTACCATGACAAGCCGTGCTCACGACCGAAGTCGATTACACCACCGTCACGGAGTTCAACTGGAAGAGCAATTGCTTGTCCAAATGCGTTGTCACCAATCATGATTGCTGAGAACGAGTTTGAACCAACTGCATCTACTGTGCTTGTTGCTGGGTTTGAGTCAACTTGACCAAGACCAGACTTAACCTGTGTGGTTTCAATGAACACTACGTCGTACAAACGACCGATTTCACCGAGCATGAAGTTGCCGGGAGCGGCGTACTTCGTGACTTCAATGAATTCAGGCCAGTCACGAAGCGCACGGCTCTGTGATGGGTGTACGAAACATACGTAGGTGTCACCAAGACGTGGGATGTTCTGGTTAGCCAAGATTTCAACTGCGTCCTTAACGGTTGCAGGAGACATGTATCCGGGAGCACCTGAGTTACCAGCGGCTGCATACTCGTAAGGAGCAAGCGAACCACGGGTGGACTTTGCGGTACGTCCGAAGACAACGCTTGGAGCAACGGCACCACCACCGGCGAAAGGAACGCCGGGCTTGTATAGGGTGTTACGTGCTTGAATGTCCATGGACTGAGCCATGTGACGACCAAGAAGTCGGCTTGATGATGCCATAACATCATCGAACGATGCGTTAAGGAGCAATTCGGTAACGGCGATAGCCTTACCTTGTTCTTTAACTGTGATTTGGATCTGACTTGCTGACAGAGCAGATGGGTTCATACGAACACCTTCAACCAATTCTGCACCAGTAGACTCGTCTACACCAAGGTTGGTGTAGCGCAAGAAGTTAATGGTGAGACCCGGCATAACACCAAGTTCTGTCTTCTTAACAGCGAACTGCTCGAAGCGAAGAATTGGCATTGCTTGGAACAAAATTTCTTTTGACCAAATTTGCTGGATTGCTGGACTGAGGGCGGAACCGCCTGATGTCGAGCCATCACCGTAGCCGGTGGTGGCAATTGCTCCGGCGGTGGTTACTGCACCGCCAATAGGACCGGGAAGGGCCATAGTATTTATCCTCCGTGGATAAGGGTTGTTATGTGGTTAGAAACGGCCTCGTGAAGACCGTGCATTTAGGAGCCTGTCCCTCATCTTTGTGTACTGTTCCATCGGCATATTGCGGATATCTTCCGCAGTCAAAGTCTGGTATTCCGTTTGAGTTTCCATTGGCCCAATAGGAGGCGACGTTACCGGCGCTCCCCGCAAACGACCTTGCTGTTGCGCAGTCGCTTGCTGGATTGATTCAATAATAGCAGATGACCGTTCACGAAGAATTGCAATTGATTGTTCAATCTCTTCTTCTGAGTTTCCTGACACTAAATCAATCAACTCTGGGATGATGGCTTCTTGCTCTTGCTGAAGTCGGTTATTGCGATAATGCCCAATTTCTTGGAGTCGGCGCTCTTTTTCAAGGAGTGCCTCTTGGGCTTGACGCTGAGATTCAATTGTCTCAAGGCGGGCTTGCCACTCTTGCTCAACTGTGTTGAGACGCTGGTTGAATTCATCTTCTCGCTTAAGAAGTAGTTCTTTTGCGCTAAGTTCTTCAATTTCACGTTGACGAAGTATTTCTGCTTCTTTCATGGAATGTTGTTCTGCTTCTTTACGAGCGGCTTCTCGTTCGGCAGAAATAATAGCCATTTGTTCTTCCATGCTTTTAACACGGTTATCGGCTTCTTCAAGACGCTTGTACATCTTGTCTTTTTCCTGTTTGCGGATATTTTCCACTTCATCTTCGGAAAAGATTTTGCCGTTCTTTGTATTATTCATTGCATTCTCTACAAATTGCTCCACCATAGGAGAGTCTGTAGGTACTGAAATAATGTCTCCTTCGGAGACGGGGTTTCTTGCCATGGTTCTTTACCTCATTTGTTTGGCGTGTGTGAACTGAATTAATAGGTTGTCTTATTCTTCATCTGGCACACGACGCTGGGCGAACCTTGCTCCGTATGCTTTGCTTACCAATTTATTTGCCAACTCGCCTTCGATTGGGTTAACTTCCCCAACACCCGGCATTGGTCCTGCTTCCGCAGAACCTCCTGTTGAAGATACATTAGCACCTCCAGCAGAAGCCATTTCGGGACCACCGGGTCCCGGGATCATGCCTGTAACCATCATTACGGCTTGACTAATTTGCGCACGAAGCATGTCAAGAGCGCCTTGATCTAGGGCGTCGTCTTGCAGTTCGTCAAAGATCTCTGCCATCTTTTCGTTGGCAAACTCTTCACCAAGGATGCGCAGAGCGCCTTTCTTGGATTCAAGACCAAGAGCCATCTTGGCTTGTACTTCATTGAGTTTAATAAGTTGATCAACTGGTAGAGGTTCAGGCCAGTGAACCGTTGTTTTGTATGTGGTTGGGTCAAACGGGTCAAGTTGTGGCAGTTGTCCCGGTTCTAGTTCAGCCGCTTTACTTGGGTCGTACTGAAGCATTTGTGGTTCAAACACTGCTGCTGTACGAATGATAATTTCATTTACTTTTTCAAGACATTTAGTAAAGTGAACTTTTTTCATCATGAAACGGTTCATCATTGGCTGGTATTGAATAGCCAGAGCCACACCAGATGTGTTGGATACTGGCTGAAATTGTCCAAGCGCTGTTTCAGGAACGCCTGTGATTTCATGCATCGTTCGTTTAAGGAACGTGATGTACTCCAAGGCTCCTGACATTTCGCCACGGGATTCAAGGTTGAATACGCTGGCGTCTTTAGGAAGACCTGCCCAAACTTTCTTAGGTCCACGCTCCAATTGAGAAGCCTTAGCACCAGTAATGATTGTTACTGGAGCGGCGTGGTAGTTGATGATGTCAGAGACTTCAACCATCTTCTCATTGAGTTCACGGTTAAGTGGGATGATGTCCCAGATATCTGACTGACCCCAAGGAGATGAAGAAATAGAAGTGTTCTGAATATGGACAATTGGAATGATTCCAAGAGCGTTGTCATACTGGTCAATTAATTCATCATTGATAAATTGTTGAACCATGTCATCAGAAAGAATTTCCGTAAAAGTGTAAACCTGACGGGTACCTTCTGGAGAGGTTCCCCAGAAACGGTATTTAAGTTTAAAGCGAAGCAAACGGTCACGGTCGTGGGGGTGGTACTCAGGAAAACAATGTGCGGGGTTCAGTGGGATAACACGAATGCGACCTTCATGTGGCACACCAACGCTGTCAACATATGGTTCTTCATATGCAACTTTGACAAAGCAGTCACCAGTTACAGAAGCAAGTTGTCCCATTTCCCAAAGAACGTAGTGCTTTGAGTTGTGGATATCCCACACTTGATGCAAGAGGTGAGGGGTAATTGCAGAGTTTTGTTCTGGCACACGGAACTGTACGCCTTTACCAAAACAAAAGTTAGTGATGTAGTCCGACATAG